ATGGACATCATACCAAATGACGAAACGCGGGTTTTCTGGCAACGGCTCGACGCAGCCGGAGAACTTCGCGACGCCTGGGCCTCGCGCGCGCGCGAGATCCTCACCGATGCGGATTATGAGCTCGACGCGGCGAATGTCCTCCTCGCGCGCGAGCTCGAGCGGACCATCGAGGAACTGACGCCGAAAACGCTCGCTCTGCCGTTCGCGGAACTGCTGACACACGCCCTGGGCCAGGTCGACTGGCGCGCCATTGCCGGCGCGATGCTCGAACGCGTCGAAGTGTGGTCTGTCGGCTGGTTCCGCGATGGCACGGCACCCGAAGCGATACCCGAAGCAATGGAACCGGAAAAATTCGACACCAATGCAGACGCGCGCGCGTATCTGGCCGATGTGATCGAAACCCTAGACACAGACGACGAAGCGCAACGCGCGACCTATGCGGACATTGCGGGTGAACTCCGAATGGAGTCCGGCGATTATCGGGAAACAATCGACGGATTTACTTACTGGATTAATCGCGAATAGGTCCGACTATGAAACTCTTTAGAGAATTGACGCCCGACGAGGAAACCCAGTTCCGCCAATGGGCGCGCGAAAACTACAAACCATTCGAGCCGATTAACGGCGTATGGCATTGGGTCGCGCAAGACGAGTGTGTCCGGATCAACCGCGCGGCAGACCTTGAACCCGAACTCGATCTAACGGCACCGGGCCCGTACGGGGCCCCGTAGGGGCCCCGCATGCCGTTCGTGCGTTATGACCGATGGCCATACACCCGCCAAACCCTCCGGGCCCGCCCTGGGCCCGTTTTGCCTTTCCTCACATGCTACGACCGTTGGCCGGTCGGATCGGATCGACCGGAACCCTTATCCGACAAGCGTTTGTGCCATGTTTCTAGCTCCAAAAACAGGCGTTTTTTTGTGAGCTAGAAACCCCTTTTTCCAGGGTTTCCCCGTAGGTGTCCTACATCACATACAGAATACGACCGTTGGTCGTATTCTATGGGTCCGGACAATGGTGTCCGGTAAGGGGAAGAATATGAGGAATCACCAACCAACGATTAGCGGAAAGGTCCACCATTCGACGGTTATTTTTGCGTTTGCCTTATTTGGGCGCGGCGTGAAAGTGCAAAGCGTTTTTAATGACGCGCGCGCGGACTGCATCGATATAAAGGGAACTGGGCATTTTAATGCACACCTGCAATTTGATTATCGATCGAAGCAGGTTATGGCAACGGTTTATCACCGTCAAAACGATAAAGACGTTATCGCAACGAGGATTAAATCGGCGGATCAATTGCGCGCATTACTTGCCGAGTGGGTTATTGCTACTTACTAAGGGGCGGGAAAATGAAAGCCTATCTGATTAATCCGTTTGATTGGACCGTTTCCGAGATTGACTCTTTCAAGGGGGGAAACCTGCAATCGATTTATCAGTTACTTGATTGCGACACAATCGATGCAGTCCGGCCGGAGGGAACGACCGACGTTATTTATATTGACGACGAAGGACTTTTTAAGGATGACCAACGGTTTTTCTTTTGCAAGTTATTCCCGTATCAATCGATAGCAGGTAAAGGGCTCTGGATCGGCACTGCGCGCGATGGATACGACACCACTCCGAAAGAATCGATTGATTTTGTCCGCTCAGTCATTTTGTGGCAAATCTAAAGGGAGCCGGTTATGTCATCCGAAGTGAAAGTTAATGAGTTGCCGAAATGCAGTTTCTGCAATGAAAAGGCGCGATATGACTTTGCGACTCGCATTGGCCCCTGGGCGTTTGCCTGTGAGCGGCATTACCTCCAGTGGCGCGCCTATGCCGATCTGGGAACCGGCCAGGGTCAAAGGCTAGTCCTGGCGGATCAAAGCAACTGAGAACCCATACGGGCCCATGGTGGGCCCGTTTTCCCTTGGAGCTAGAAACATGTTCACCATTTTTAAAGTCGTTCTCTCGGTCGTCCTGGTGTGTGCCATCGGCCATACCGTTTACTCGGTCATTGCGCCGACTGTCGAAACCATCTCGCAAACCCTCCGCAATGCGACCCTAGACAATCGAGGTATGCATGACTGAGCCCGACGCCAGACCGGGCCTTTATTACGTCACAGTGCGCCGTTACGACGGCGCATTTCGTTTGTTGCTCGGTCCTTTCCCGAATGATCACAAAGGCGCACTGGCACGCGTCGACGAGGTGCGCCGCGTCGCATGCGAACTAGACCCTAAAGGCATCTGGTACACCTACGGCACCGCGCGAATTGACGCGCGCGACAATCCCCCCTTTGGTATTCTTAACGACCATATGTCGTTTTGAACCGCACATGAAAACCCAATTGTCCACACCCACACCCGTTGAAGTCCGCGCCGCACGTGAGGCGGCCGGACTCACCCAGGCCGCAGCGGGTGCGCTTGTTCACGTCGATCTGCGTTCGTGGCAACGGTGGGAGTCGGGCGAGCGCGGCATGAATCTGGCCTATTGGGAGCTTTTCCAGATCAAGACGGCGCGGCGAAAAAAATAGCGTTTCGGGTCGTCTGCGATGCGGAAGCGCTCCGCTGCTATAGATTCCCCTATGTTGTGCAGCTTAGGGACCCGATAGAATCAAAATGACATTGCACTGAATATAAATTAAGCGAATACTCCCCTCGGATTTTTTTCCCCTTCTTCGGCGGGCGCGAACATGCGATTGGCTGATTTCATCCTGCGCGACATGGAAACCATTCTGGCGCAGTGGGAAGAGTTCGCCGGCACGCTGTTGCCGGCAGCAGCAAACATGCGATCACTGGCCTTGCGCGATCACGCGCAACAGATCCTCGAGGCCGTGGCGAAGGACTTGTCGACACCCCAGACCCGGGAGGCCCAGAGCGAGAAATCGATGGGGCGGGCGCCATTACTGGCTGGGGCCCCGGAGACCGCCGCGCAAATGCACGCCGTTCTGCGTGCGCGGTCCGGGTTTGACATCAACCAGTTGGCTGCCGAGTACCGCGCCCTGCGCGCCAGCATACTTCGCCTGTGGATGGATGAGTGTCAGCCCGACGCCCCTCATCCGGACGACATCATCCGCTTCAACGAGGCCATCGACCAGGCACTTGCCGAGTCGGTCGGTCATTTCAGCGCGCAGGTAGATCAGGCTCGTAGCCTGTTGCTTGGAATGCTCGGGCACGACATGCGCAGCCCGCTCCAGGCCATTCAGATGACTGCTACGTATCTCGTGGCGCTGAACGCCGGTGAGAAAGTATCGGTAGCCGCGTCCCGTTTGATCAAAAGCGGTGCTCGCATGCAGGCGCTGCTGGAGGACATGCTTGATTTCAATCTCACCAAGCTGGGTCTGAGCATCAAAATCGCGCCGACCGAGGGAGACCTGGCAAAACAGCTGACCGATGAACTGGACCTGGTGCGAGCAGTGCATCCTGACCGCCAGGTTGATCTGGACGTGATCGGCGACTGTCACGGTGTTTGGGATGGCCGACGCCTGCAGCAGTTAGTTGGCAACTTGGTTCTGAATGCGATCAAGTATGGAGCGCCAGACGCGCCGGTGCATGTGTCGGTGACCGGTGAGGAAGCGGAAGTCCGCCTGGAGGTGAAAAACAGCGGGCCCGCCATTGAGTGCTCAACACTCGACCGCATCTTTGATCCGTTCCAGCGTGGCCCGAACCATCTGGACAGAGCCGACGGCAATCTGGGTCTCGGGCTGTATATCGCGCGTGAGATTGCCAAGGCCCACGGGGGCGAGATCGAGGCAAGGTCCGACGAGACCCAAACGGTGTTCACTGTGCGCCTGCCGCGCCATCCGTAGCGCTCACGATGCGTATTCGCCTTACCGTCCGCACTTACCTCGACCGGCTACTTCAGGTAATGCAGGATGACGCTCACGGCGATATTGAACACGGACACAAGCGCCGATATGAGCGCCATCGTCATCGCGCGCCGACCATGCTCACGCGCCGCGAGCGAATCGCGCCGCTCACTGTAGAGCCGTTCCTCGTCTTTCTCGTACACGGCGCGCAGCACGTAATCGCGATTCGTCGCATCCAGTCGCGCAATCTCTTTCTCTAACTGGTCGAGCCGCCGCTTGACCTCTTCCGCCACCAGTACGGCATGCTGGTCCATATGCGCGAGATCGTGCGCTTTCAGTTCCTTGAGTGACGCGAGCCCGGTCGTCACCTCGAAGCGCAGCGTATTAATTTTTGAATCGACCAGTTCGCGCGTCGCGATTATCGCGACACGGTTCGCCTCGATCTGTGCCTCGATGGTTCCCGCGCGTTCGCTGAACACGATGCCGCCTTAACCAGCAGTTGCGACCTTCGCCGTCACAGGCGCCGGATTGCCGCCGAACGCCTGCGTGAAGGCGGTTGCCATCGCCTCGCTCTTTTGCTCGCTGCCCTTGGAACTGCCAAAGTAGAACGAGATCACCTGCGTCGCGTTCGCCGCCACATAGCCAATGATCGTGCCGACGAAGCCCGCGACCATGCCCACGAGCGCTGCATCCTTGAGCGGCATGGCGCCCGTAAGAAGCGCGTAGGCACCGTACAGCGAGCCGACCGACATTGTTGCGAACGTGCACAGCACGACGATGCCGAGCCAGAACACGCGCACATTCGCGGCATTCGCGCGGCGCGCGTCCTGGGTGTCGGAAACATAGGTCTGTGTTTCGGCCAGCGCCAGTTGCGCTATCGTTTCCTTATCCTTGAAGCCAGCTTCGGCCATCCGCGTCGCGTAGTCCTGATCGGCCTTGCGGATCGCCGCCAGTTGTTCCGGCGTCGATCCGCTGACCGCGTGGGCGACGGCATCCTGCCGCGCATCGAGCGACGTGTCGGGTTTCGGCGTCAGGCCGAACGCCACTTCCAGCGCCGCGACCGCGCCGCCGAGCAACGGTGTACCCGCAACCGTCGCGATGGTCGGCGCGACCCTTTCGAGCACCGGCAATATGTCAGCCCACGCCATTTGACGCCTCCGCTATCTCGAACAGGCGGTTGAACCATCCGCGCCCGTATTGCTGGAAATTGCGAGCCTTCATGTACTCGAATGCGCGCGTCGACATGAAACACGCGTTCTGATATGCACCTGCGCGCGACGCCGCCGCCAGCGTGACCGGGCCGATCACGCCATCTGCCTTGACGCCGAGCGCCGTCTGTAGCAGTAGCTTGGCGGTCGGCTGACCCTGATTCACTGCGGAGTCGAACACGTAGCACGCGAGCGGCCACGGCAGCGCGTCGCCCTGCACCGCGTTCCAGTAGTCGCGTTGATAGATCGCCTGCGCGTCGTTCAGCGTCAGATTGGCGATATCGACATTCGGATAGCCGCGCTTCGAAATGCCAAACTTTGTTTCGCCGCCCGGATCGTGCGGGTCATTCACATAGCCCGCTTCGATGCCGACGACGATTGCGAATGCATGATCGAAATTTGCCATGATGTTTTCGAATCAGCCTTGGAAATAGTGATACACAGAAAGGACGCAAGACATGTTGGCGACAGCGACGCCGCTTTGATCGTTGCAATTGTTATAAAGGCCCGTTTTCGTCGGCGTGCCGATGACCGCCGTAACGCTTACGCTGTAGCGCTGCACCCAAGTTTCGCCATCGACGGACGTATAGAAAACGAAATTGCCGCCCGACGCATAAGTGAGCTTGAACCAGCAGGGAGGACCGGCGGGCGGGACGCCGCTAATCGGAACGTTGGTCGGCGTCGTGTTGAGGCCCGCTGCTGCGAGATATGCGCCGCGCCCCTGTTGGCCCGTATTGGCGAACGAATGACCGAACGCAACCCAATTGCCGGAAGCGTCCATAACCAACAAACCGGCCTTGTTATAGGTTTGATACGTCCCGGCGTTCCACGCCATCATTGCAATGATGGCCCAACTAGAACCAGCCGGGACCGGTTGCGTTATGTAGCTGTGGTATTCGGCGGCGGCCGTTGACGGCGGTTGAATCGTATGTGTGAAGCCGCGACCGCTCGCGAGGTTGGCAAGCGTATTTACGCCGCCCGTCATGTTGGTTGATTGCTGCGTTGAGAAACCGGTGATAGTCGGGTGATTAGCACCCGAATAGTGGACGGCATCATCAGACATGCCCGACCCGGCGCTTACATTCGTCGCAACCCATTTACCGGTTGAATTGTTCCACGTGAGCGAATAGCCGTTTATGCCCGCGCCTTCCGTAACGCTGACATCGGTAAGGCCGGAAAGCGTGCTAGAGCCGCCCGAACCCGGCGGAACTTGCCAGGTGCAGTCTTCGCGAAGATAGCGCGCAGAGCCCGCCGTCGAGCCGGGATCGGGAACCGCGCCCGCCGCATGGCTTGCGCCCGACGCGACGAATACAGGCAAATCAGCGGCGACGAGCAAGCGGAAAGTTGGAATCGCCGCGGCGCCGCTAGTCGGACCCGCGAACACATAGTTTGCCGTCTGACTGCCAAACGAAGCGCCCGCTTGTGACTGCGGCGCATAGCTGCGAACGTCCGTATAGCTCGTAACCGTCGTCGTGCCAGTAACGACGGTATAAAGCGGAATTTTCCCGGACGGGACGCCCGTCGTATTGACGCTGACCGCGCCGGTCGCGTTGTCCGCGTAGACGTAGTTCGTCGTGCTCGCGGTTAGCGTGACGGTCCCGTTTGCGACGGCGTTCGCGCCATACTGTCCGCCGTAGTATCCCCACGTCAGACCGCTGCACGCGCTCGCATGCCGCCCCCAGATTGACGCGGGCGACATTGCATCAAACAGCGCGTTCGCGAGCACTTCTTTCGCAGCCTGATTGCTCAGAATCTGATCGAGTAGCGTCGTGCTATTGGACATTGCTTACCTCGTAATCGTCGTCGTGGCGGCGTAGCCAAGCACGCCCTGATCGCTGTTCTGGGCGACGGTGAAGGTGATCGTGTTGCCAATGCTGAAACCATCAGCGTTGATGTTCGTCGCCGTGTACGTGTAGGACGTTGCCGCCGGAATCGTGGCAGTGCGCTTCAGCGTCGCGCCGTTGTAAATGTTGAGCGTGTAGCTTTCCGCCGATTCATCGAGCGGCACGTCCGCGCCACTGTTCCATGCGGCATGCACGCGCGCGCGCCGAATCCACGACAGCGAAATATCCGAAAGACTCGACGCGCTACCCTGCCCGGCGACGAACAGCGCGGGCGATAGCGGCTTGACACGCGCGACGGCGGGCACTTCCGTTTGCGGCGTGGCGGGCTGACTCGCGAACAGGTTCATCAGATGCGACTCAAAAAAGAGCGTCGCGCCGATGTCGGTCAGGTTGATCGTCATGTTGATGACTTTCGCCGGATCGAGAAACACGAACTGCTCGCCGCTCACATGCGAGCCCATCGCCCACTCAGTGCCCGCACGCCCGCGCAGCAGACCTGAAAGCGTGTAAGTGGTCGCACCGGTCTGCGTCGCGGTTCTGAAATAGAACAGTTCGCCGCCCATATAGGCCGCGTTCAGTCCGGCCAGAAAATCGCTATAGCTCACAGAGGCGAGCGTGCCGCTGTACAGCACAACCGAAACCGTGCTGAGTTCGTCGGGCTGATTGCCGCCCGCGAAGTTCGGCAACGCGTTCGATGCCGTGCCCATCGCCGATGCGTTGACGATGCGCGTGAGCTCGGCATAGATGCTGCCGTCGCGCGATATGTCCACCATCACGCCAGGCCAGTTTGACGCGTAGCCGCACGCCGCGACATAAAGCCCTTGCGACGTGTCGGTGTCGCGCAGCGGCGGCACGTCGAGGACGACGAGCACGCTCGGCCCGCTGTAGTCGATATTCTGAGTCGTAAAGCCTGACGGCGAGCCACCCTGCACGCTATAGGACGGGCTGGGGTATATGTCCGGTTCTTCCTGCGCCGCACTCCACACGAGCGAGCCTTGCCCGTCGTATTGACCCGTCACAATGCGCACCGTATATGCCTGCCCCTTGTCGCCCGGCAGCACGGCGACATCGCCGGGTTCGAGTTGCAGGTAATTCAGCGGCGTGCTGAACGTGTATGTTTTGCGCCCGACCCACGCGGCCCACATCATCACCTGAGCACGCATCAGCGCCTGATCGTCGGCGAGCACAATCGGTGCGGCCATCGTCAGGTCTTTGACGGACCTCGTGCTGCCGCGAAACGCGCGCTGCGTGTTGATCTGGTAATCGTTATTCAATGCCGTGTAGCTGAATGCGAGCGTGCGCGGCAGATTGACTTCGTCACTCACGACTTCCGTCACCGGGTTCTGGTTCGCGTCGTCGCCGAGCGAACTGGACGCGCCAAGGTCGCTGTACGCAATCGTCACAATCGGGGCCGCGCCGCGCTTCACGAAGCGCAATATGCCGTCCGAATCGCACGCATCGAAAAAGTACGTCGCCATCAGCGGCGCGAGACTCGAGCGTGCGTTCGAATGGTTCGTAAGCGCATAGCCCTGCACGCGGTCGGTAAGCTGCGACACATCGTATTGCGACGGCGACAGGCCCGAGCGATTGCAGATATCAGCAACGATGGCTGACAAAGTCGTGTCGTTCTGATTGGCGCCAAGCCATAGATAGCCAAGATACGCGCCGAACGTATACGTAACCGAGCCCATGACAAAAAACTGGCTGTTGATCGCCTTGAGCGATTGCGTGCTTACGCCTACGGTCGCCGTCCATTGCCCGATAACCGAGGTCGAATTATTCGCCGTGCTGTATTGATAGAAGTTCGTTGAACCGCTTTTGAGGAAATACAGGCGCGAATCATCCAGCACACAACCGACCGTGATATTGACGTCAAAGAACGCATTGACCCACGAATTGACGACAACCATCGTATTGCGGTGTAGCTGGTAAAGCGCGTGCGTCGCCTTGTCGATCACGTACAGATAGTTCGTGCTCAGGCCGACGATGTAAAGCTGCGTGCCGGTAAGGGGTGAAACGCCGTTGATTCGCGTAAGCGGGTCGAGCGAAACGAGACAATAGGTAATCGTGCTGCCGTCCGTCACGTACAGATCGAGCAGATTGCGCACGAACGACGTGACGCCGCCGCCATAGCCCGTATATTCAATTACGCCGGTGAAGGCGTCATACCAGACAATAACGCTGTTCGCATCAACGCTCAGGAGGCCGTCGACGTCGGACGTGCCATTTGGCGAACCGAGGCCCGAAGGCCGGTCGGCTGGCGTGTTGACCGGACCATAGACAAACGCACCGTAAGGCGTCAACTGGGCCGAATGAATGCCATTGTAGAAAGTGAAAAAGTTGTAGGACGTGAGAATGGTGCCGGACGCTTTCAGATTGGGCATCATGCCAATCATGTTCGGCGCGTTCTGCGTCCATACCTGCATATTCTGGCAATAGCTTTGCGTCGGCTGCGTCGTCGTGACTTCGAACGCCAGCGACGGCATGTAATTGCCCCACGGCGAGAGATCGAGCAGATTGAACACGACGTAAGCGAGCCCGCGATACGGCGGGACGTTGCCGCTGCCGAGCGCGGCCTCCATCACCGGATCAGGCATCTGGTTCTCATCGCCCAGGTACACGACGAAGTTCGTCGTCATCTGCGCACTGCCGCTGATCGCCTGGAAGTTGCTCGGGTTGCTGATGTCGTAAATGAGTTTGCCGTTTGCCCAGATGCGACGCACGGCGGTTATCGGTCCCTTGCAGATGCCGACCGCAAAACTCATCGAGACTTTCGCGCCGCTAGGCGGACTGCCCTTGCCGCTGTCGCTTTCGTTGAGCGGCTGACCGGCCCAGATGACGTTGCCCGCTGCGCGGTACATCCCGTAAATGACGGGTATCGGCTTGCCGTAGGCGCTATCCTGCACGCGCAGATCGCCCGGCTGCGGTCCCTTCTGGTGGATGACGAGCGAGCCGATGATGCCGCCAATCGCGAAACCGATTTCCGCGCCGGCCGCGGTGCCGACGCCGGGAAAAACGAACGTGCCGAGAATGCCGCCGATGACCGCGCCGACTGCCGAGATTGCAAGCTGTGCCATTACACAACCCCCGGCATGTGATACGCCGCGACGATCTGCGCGCGCCAGCGCTCATCGATGATGTTTTCCACGACGCGCCGATTCGGCAGATACGCATGAATGACGTGTGACGGGTCCGACAGGATGCCGACATGCAGCGGATGCGACGCCCACGCGAATAGCACGACGTCGGCCGCCTGCGCGGCGTCGAGCGGCACGCTTTCAAGCTGCGACTCCATGACCGGGCGCAGATTGCCATCGGGGCGTTTGCCGTAGCCATCGATGTCGTAATCCGTCAGGCCGAGCGCGCGCGCCGTGCCGATCACGAGGCCGATGCAGTCGCACGCCACGCCCTTGATGCGCCCCTGATGCTGGTAGGGCGTGCCGATCCAGGAGCGCGCTTCCTTCACGAACTCTTCGCGCGATGCAGTGCTCATGGTGGGTCAGCCTTGCGGACGAAGTATCACGTCCTGACCCGGTATGTAGGGCTCGCCGCGAAAGTGAATCACGTTATTCCAGCGGTCGCGACAGGTGCCAAAGAGCTTGTCGCACCCGGCCACAATCGTGTAGGTATCGCCGACAGCGAGCGGATAAGGCATCGCCATCGCGAGCGTGACGTGACCGGGCGCGAACGCTTTAACGTCCATTTCAAAACCGGCGTTCTGGCCGCTCGTGAATACTACTTTGCCGTAAGCGAAGTAGCCGATCTGATAGCTGAAGTCGATGAATATCTCGCCGCCCGCCGCCGTGATATCGAACGTGTAAAGGCCCGTAGGCGACACGGAGAAAACGCCCGGTCCAGGAGTGCCCTGCGAATACACAGCGCCCGAGGAATCCTTAACGGTGCCGGTCGCGACGAATGCGCCGCCAGTCGGCGGCACAATCTGAACCGTATAGGGAAACATGGTCGGTATCCTGTGCCCGACCGTATCGGCAAACGAAGCATTCGGCCCCGTCTGCGTCAGCGTCGCATCGGCCCATTGCGTCGCGCCTGTCACGCTCTGGATGCTCCCGCTGAACGTGAGCGGAGTCAGGTCCGTCGTGCATTGCGCATCGCCGAACATCGCGCGGCACGTCGGGCTGTACACGTCGCCGAAATCTTCCTGCATCAATTGCGCGAGCCCGCGCAGTTCGGTTTTGTAGACCCCGTTGCGGATCGTCACCTGGCCGAGCACGCCACTCGCGAGCACGGCTGCGCCCATCGTCAGATCGTTGTAATTGACGAGCGAAATCACGACGCTTGCGAAGTCCCACAAGCCTGATTCGAGACTTTGCGGCGTAATCAGATCGCTGTCGAAAATCGCGTCGACTTCGAGATTGGACGTGCTCAGATCGGAGCCGCTCTGGATCTGCGAGTGCGTGTAGCCGCCCGCCGAGCGAAATAGCTGCCCGCCGTAAGTAATGTCCTGATCGAAGTCGGTAAAGCCGATTAGCGCGCCATCGGTGCGCGTGACGAGCCAGAGCGTGCAGACAGTGCGAACGTCGCCCGCCAGATGCGCGGCGAGCGCTGCCGGAATCGTGCGCATGCATTACCTCAGTGCGGCATTACCGAACCACGGCGACGCGATATAGAGCACGACGAGAATGCAGATAACGATGAACACGACGCGCGCCGCGAGCGCGAATGGCGGCGGCAGCGGAATCAACGAAATCAGATAAAAGATGAGCCCGAGAATAAGCAGAGCGACGAGTATCGATACCAGCAGTGCAATCACGGCGTTCTCCCTTAGATGCGAATTTCCACGAGCGGAATTGAGCCCCAATCCACGAGCAGATCGCCAGCCCCGCCGTTGCGATCCATGATCTGTTTCTTCATCTCGTCCACGTCGAAGCGCACCGGCACATCGAACTGACCGAGCCATGAGAGAACATCGCTGCCACCCGGCACAGGCGATATCGTGACAAGGCCCGTTGTCGTGTCGAGCGACAGGCCCGACGTAATGAGCACGCCGTTCTTGAATACCTGCACGGTGCCCGCAACCGGCTTCTGGATCAGCCGCGTCTCCGACAGGGAGCCGGTCACATAGCGCTTCGCGAGTTGATAGATGCCGGACGTGACCTGCGGGACCAGCACGCCGGTTGTGACGTCCGCCGAGTAGTCAGTCCAGTCCTTCACGCGGAACCCGAATGCGCGGCCCTTGACGGCGCGAAAGAATGCATCGAGCGCCGCGGTCGCCGCTGCGGTCATCGCGCGCCGTCCGACTTCGAAGCGGATGCGTGACTGGCTCCACGCTGGTATGCGCCCGTCGCGGCCCGAATAGACGGGCGTGACAACCGTCAGATAGGTCGGGCCGACCGTTGCGCCAAACGCGATGTTGTCCGGGAAGCGCGGCGATTCGAGGAAGGTCGCCATCAGCCATTCCTCGCCATCGAGATCTGCGCGTGCCGCATGATCTCGCTCGCCTGTTGCTGCGCCGTGGCGCGCGTCGTGCCAGGCGGAACCGCGATGTTCATATTGAACGTGTTGCGCGGACCCCCAGCCGCACTATCGCCCATCGGCGTGACCTTGCCGCCTTGATCGCCCATCATCAGATAGGTCTTGTTCGCCACGGTCAGCAGTTCGGGACCATTCTCGTTGACCTGATACATGCCGCCGCCGTAAGCGGGACCGCCTGACGCGAGCGCGGCGACTACCATCGGCATTGCCGTGTCGATTGCGCCGCCGACCTCAACGCCCGCGCCCGCTGCCGCATTTGCGCCGGCCGCGCCTGAACTGCCGAACAGGCCCAACAACTGGCCGATCAGACCGCCGCCGCCACTGCCGCCAGCACTGTTGCCGACGCCGAACAGTTTGGCGGCAAGGTCTTGCGCGACGATGCGCGCAATCGCCTGTTCGATGGAATTCGCCATGTCGAGGAAATTCTGTTTGAACGACTTGGTGCCAGTGATCGCGTTGTCGATAAACTTCGCGAAGCTGTTCTGGAAAATATCGTTGAACGTCTTGCCGAGCACGTTGCTCGATGCCGCCAGTTCGTCAACTTTCAACTTGAACTGGTCCGCTTCGGTAATCAACGCGGGCAGACCGCTATTCGCGGCGATCTGCTGCATCTGCGCGTTGATGACATTCAATTGGTCAATCGTTTTCTGACGGGCCGTGCCAATGTCAGTCATGCCTTGCAGTTCGGTTTCCTGGCCGGTCTGCGTTTGCAGGCTGATCGTCTTTTCCGTGATCGCGAGGTTTTCCTCGATCTGTTGAGCGCGCACCTTCAGGTCATTCATGGTCTGCTGCGCAATGAAGGCTTCGCGGTCCTGCGCGAGCGTGCCCTGCGTGCCCACATCACCTGCGGCCTTTGCCTGATCGACGAGTTTCTTGTGCGTGCGGTCCCACTCCGCGCCCGCCGATACACCCGGCTGGCCTTGCAGTTTGTTCAGGGCGGCCGTGAGCTTTTCAACCTCGTCCGTATATCCCTGCGTGTCGCGTCTCATCGCCTCGGTGTTCACGGCGAGCTTTTCGCGATCCGCCGACAGCCCCTCTTCCTTTTTCGCCGCCAGTTCGCTTGCCTTGGTCAGTGCCTCGGTGCGCGCGCCCGCGTCCTTCGCATTGACCGCATAGCGACGCTGGATCGCGATTTCCTGATCGTACAGGTCGCTCACGCGCTTCATGTGCGCGCCGATGATCGTTTCCTGCGTCGTGTAATACCCCTGGATCGAGATCTGGTCGTCCTTGTAATACCGCTGCAACGCCTGCTCACGTTGCGTGAGCAACTTGTTTTCTTCCGTCATCTGCGCCTGCAAGGGTTGCAGTGCGGCGCTCAGGTCGGCGTGCGCGGTGCCGCCGCCCGTTTTCTTGTCCTTGTATTTTTCTTCAGCCGCGGCAATCGCCTTCGCGCGCATTTCGGGCGACCACTGGCTCTGGTCCGCGCGCCGGTTGATATCCTGAATCGCATCCGCGCGTTCCTGCTCGCGCGTGCGCGTGTCCTTGATCAGCTTGTCGTAGAACTCCCGGTTCGCGACGTCCCGGTCCCGGCCTGCGGACTTCTGCTGTTCCAGCAGTGCGTTATCATCCTGGCGCATCTTTTCCTTGACCGCCGAGCGCAGTGCCCCTTCGAGTGCCGCGCGCGGATCGACGCCGGGTTGACGCACGCCGCCCATGATGCCGGTTTTCGGGATCGCTTCAAGCTGGTCCTTGATCTGCTTGATGCGGTCATCGATCGTTGTGTCGCGACCAATGCCCTTCATCGCGTCCCATGCGCCGGACGCGGCGCCTTTCACACCGTCCCACGCCTTTTCCAGCCATCCGAGGTTCTGCGTCGTGACGCCAAGGTGTTTGTTAAGCGCATCCAGCACGAGCGCTTCGGCTTCTTCCTTCCTGCCCTGTTCCTCGAGCGCCTTCACATGTTCGTACAGGGCCACGTCGACAAAGTGATACTGTTTGTTCGCCTCCAGCGCCCACTTGAGCACGCCGTCGGTCATCTTCGTGAAGTCCTTGATGATTTCCTCGGTCTTCTGCCCGGTCATCGACGCGAGCGTGGCCGCCGCGATGCTGACCGATTCGAGTGCGACACCAGAGAAGCGACCGGTACTGACGAACGCCTGGGTGAGTTCGCGCGCCTCGCCGATGGTCACGTTCGCGCTGGCCGCGACCGACTTCGCCATGTCGTTGAACTGGCCTTCGGTGAGGCCCGCATAGTTGCCGGTCAGCTGTATCGCGGTGGCGAACTTCGCCGATTCCTCTGCGCCCTTGATGCACGCCGTCGCAAAGAGCAGCACCGCACCGGCAGTCAGACCGATCATGGCGCCCGTGCGCGACATGATCGCGTGCATCCAGTCCATGCGCTCGCCGAGCACCATCACACTGCCAGCGGCCTTCTTGAAGTTGCCGGTGAAAAGTTCGTGCGCGATCACGAGCATTTCACGCCGCGCGCCGACGGTCGCATGCTCCAGGCCTTGCATGTCATTCGCGGCTTCGCGGATGCCGCCGACGCGCCCAATCGAGGCGGCCGCGGTGCCCACGCTCTCGATGCTGCGCGCGGCCTTCGCGGCGGCCGCATCCATCGCGCGCGCGCGCGACTCCACAATCTGCGCGGCGCGCCCCATGTCGCCTTCGAGGCGCGAAGAACTCGCGTATAGCTCAATGCCGAGTGTGCCAAGTGCCATAGCTCACGCTGCCTTGCGGTTGAACACGGCCGAGAGGATCAGGGCCGATTGCGCCTCGCTGTCGGGAAGCAGGATCGGGCGCTCCGGTTCGCGTTCAATGAACGCCATGAAATTGCTGGGTTTGGCCCGTTCCCGGAGTTCGCGATTGCCGTAGTTCGCGACGGTGGCCGCGACGATGCCAGCACGCAGGTCGGCGCGCGACTGGCCGAAGGGGTCGATACGGTCGTAGGCAAGCCATTCGGTAAGCTCCGCGCTATCGAGATTGGCCAGCAGTTGCCGCACAGTCATGCCGAGGGTTGCGGCGAGCCGGAAGCAGAATCGCCGGGCAGGCCGCTCACGGAGTTTTTTTCCGCATCCACCACGCTGTTGCCTGCGAGGCCGTTCAGGCGTTGCGCGACCACGAATAGCCGCTCGATGGCCGCCGCATTCTTTCCGGCGAGCGCCGCAAGCTCGGTGGCCGGATCGAACAGCAGCGCGCCCGCTTCATCGACCGCCGTGTGCGCGACCAGTTTCGCGCGCATGTTGACGGTATCGACCCGGTAGTTGCCCGACGCGTCACGCTGCATGAGGCTCGCCTCGTACGCGTCGCGCTCGGTGCCGGTCATGGTGCGGATAATCACCGCGCCGCCCCATTCGGGAACATCGACGGTTTCGGTCGCCAGATCGGACAGGCCGAGAATGTCAGTCTTGCTGAGGATTTTTGCCATTGCGCACCTTATGCGTAGGTCACCGGGCCGCTGATAATCAGGTTCACACTCGCGGTCACGATCTTGTCGACGCCACCGTCCCAGGGGAAGGTTTCAACGAATGCCAGGAAAGTCGCCGTGTGCGCATTGGGTAGCGTCAGCTTGAACGAGACGACGGCCGCCGTGGCGAGGAAATTGCGCAACGCGGTCTGACCGGCATCGTTCGCGTCGAGGTCCACGTCAAAGCTGAACTGGCCGGGATCGAGCAGGCCCGAGATGTATTCCTTCGCGGTGCTGGACAGGTTGGTCGCGTCGAGCTTCGCCACCTTGCCATCCATGCCCTTGAAGGTCTTCAGGTTCTTGATGCCGGTCCATTGCGCGGGCGTGAAGATCGGGGAACCGGCCATCGCGGCGCCACCCGTCGTGTCCAGCGGAATCGCGAACGTGTTGACCGTTTTCGCGATGACCGGGAAAGTACCGTTCAGGCCAGCCGGCGCGGTCGAACCGGAAATCGTACCCACGTCGCCCAGCGCAAGCCCGTGCGCGGCGGCAGTCAGAATCGTCGGACTGCCATCGGCGGCGGCCGTGATCGTGATCGGCGAGCCGCTGCCGGTCGCGACCTGTAGCGTCGAGCCCTGTGCGGAAATTGCGGTGTTGCTCATAGCGGCACGCTCCTTCTGTCGGACATAAAAAAAGCCCGCACGCGGCGGGCTGGTGAAAAAATCTTCTGACGGTCAGGCCGGAACCCAGATCGAGTACTCCTGAACAACGCGAAAACACTTGACATCCGCCTCTTCGAGGTCGTGATCGCCCATGCGCTTGATGTTCGGCACGGACCAGCCGAGCATCGCCTGCGTGACCGCCGCCGCGAGGTTCACGGCGTCGGGATAGGTGCGCGCCCAGCAACTGATTTCGAATATGGTGTTGTCCGCCGGTGGATTGCCGCCCGGGTCCAGCACGTTTTCGACATGCGTCGGCATGCGCCGGTAGACGAGATACGGGAACGTGACGTTCTGGATCGCGACCGACGGCGAGATGCCACCCGGCGCAAGCGGCCCGAGCAAGGCGACAAGCTGTTCCTGGAGCGTCATACGCGGCTCTCCATGAACGCGGCAAAGTGCGCGGCCTTCGCGACTTCCTCGTCGATACGCCGGTTGTAGTAGGCAATGCCCGCCTTCAGCGCGTCATCGGCGGCGGCCGTCAACGCGGGCCGGATGAACGGGCGCGCCTCGACCCAGATCGCGCCGGAACCGCCCTGGTGCTGCTTGCGCCATGCGGCGCGCGACTGGCGTTTGCCGCCTTCCGGTGCCTTCGGGCGCGGCGGCACATACCAGTGCCCAAATTCGACCCACGTCCAGTAATACGCATCGAGATAGACAACCTTGTCCTTCACAACCTTCTTGTACTTGCCGGTGCCGCGGCGCACGGTGACGACGGTCGTCTGCCGCACGGTGCCGGACAGAGAACGGCTGTGCACCGCGATGATGTTGCGCTTCAACTGGCCGGCCCTGACGCGCGGATCGTTGCCCGAGTACACCGGGGCCAGCTCGCGTGCCTTGTCGCGCACGACCATCGCCATCGCATTCGCCGCGCCACGGTTGATATTGTTCGCGACGTTTTTCGGCAGCGCTTCGAGCGCGTCGAGAATCTCGGCGAGGCCGTTCACATATTTGAGGTCAGCCAAGGGTCATGCCCTCCATCGCCAGCAGTTCAACGATGCGATTGGCCTCGTCCGCATTCAGGCATGCCTGAATGTCGAAGATGCGATTCGCGTAGACGATGCGATATGCCGCTGCAACCTTGGGATCGGTGAAGATCGCGTCATAGCGCACGGTGAACTTGTGCGAAACGTCGGTCGAGACGCTTTCGGCTGCGGCGCGTTCGGAGCCGCCTAGTGCCTCGATGTAGGCGTACACCTTCTTGATTTCGATCCACGTCTGCGGTTGCGCGCCGAACGAGTCGAGCGCAGTCACCCGCTGCTGGATCGAGACGAGCCGGTTCAACTGGCCCGCGCGCAGAAATACGCCCGTCATGGCAGTGAGATCCGGTACGGGTCAAGCATGCTGTCGATGAACGGCAACTGCTCGACGTGGCCGCGCGTCATCACCAGCACTTCCTCGCGGTTCTCGTAGAGCGAGCCCACGCGCAACAGAATCCAGTCGCGGATCACCTGCGGCACGACGCCAATGAAATTCAGGCCCGCGCCTGCGTCCGTCATCTGTACAGTTGCGCCCGACGAATCGACCAGCACGTATTGCGACGCCGTCGCCGCGCCTATCGTGTAGGGCGTGTTCGGTTCAAGCGGCGTCGGCAGCGCACCGCCAGAGTTGTAGAACTCCACGGTATCGCCCGTGTTCCAGGCGGCGGGGCCAGTCACCTTGATCTGGTTGCCGGGCACCACCGGCACGCTGAACGGCGACGCATAGCCCGCGTTGTAGGTGAACTGCACCGCCGCGATCTGCGGCAACGGGATCGGCCAGATCTTGCCGAACCCCGGCGTGATGATGGCCGGCGTCAGCGCATCGTTGACCACGTAATCATCCGGGTCCATCGTCTGTTGCGTGCCGTTCATGTCGAGATAGGTCACGCTCACCACGTTAACCAGCGGCGCGTGCGGAAAGATCGCCGCGTAGCCCGGAATGTTGACGTTCTCGCAAAACGGCAATGGCGTGCCGATACCCGCCATCGGAAACCGGTCGAGGACCAGTTGCCATCGCGCATGCAATAACTGCTGGCGCGTCTTGGTTTCGGCCGCGATGCGCGCGGACGTGATGAACCCCTGGATTTTCAAGTCCTGCGAATCGTCGGTCACGCGCAACGCCAGCTTCGCTTCGTCCAGACTGACCGGCTCGCCGACGTGCGGCAATATGAGTCGTTCGGGCATAAAAAAACCGGCGCTTTGGTGGGCGCCGGTTCCTCCACAGGGTCAGCCGACGATCTGCGGGACGGTCGCCGCGTTAAAGTCAGACGCGGGCGCGAAGCGCGGATTGAACCCGAGCACCATCGCCGCCGTCAGGCTTGCCGCCACCGCCGTCGTCACTGAGAGCTGGATATACGCAAAGCCGTTGTTCGTATCCAGTTCCTGCACATCAAGATTGATGGCGACCTGAACATTGCCGCCGCCAGCCGCGGCGAGTTGGGTAATGGCCTTGCCGGTGACGTCCTTCGCGGCCGTGCCGCTCGCGTCCTGTGCCTGCTGGATCTTCGCGTCGACCGTGCCGCTCGCGCCAATCGCGCCAACCATAATGAGCGCGAGGAACTTCTGGAACTGCAACACGGAAATCCAGCCGGATACCGCCGCGCCCGCCGCCTGGCTCGACGGGTTCACCGTCCCCAGCACCGCGATCTGTTCGCTTGCCTTCACATTCATCGGAAACATGATTTTTTCCTCGTCGGGGTAGGGATTAGCGGGCGGCCAGCGTCACGAACGGCGAACGCGTGGTCGTGCTCTTGGGCGGCGTGATCGGGTTCTCGAGTTTCGGCGCGCCGTCGACCCGGAACGTCGTGCGGAAAGCCGTTGCATCCGCATCGAAATACAGGTGCATCGAGGTCGCCGTCTGCATGCCGCCGCGACTGGTGATCGAGCGGTAGTAGGACAGGTCAAGCAGCGAGACATCCGATTGCGAGGAGAATGCCGACGCATGTTCGCTGGTGAAGATCGGACGGCCTTTGAGCATGCCGTACGGCGAAACCTGCATGCCGCCCACGCCACCGCCGACCGGCATGTAGATCGGGTAATTGCCGAGCGCCATCTGGTCGAGCGAGGGCAGGACGTCCGGGTTCATCAGCCAGAACGAGCGGCCAAACGACCCGGCAGGCAGGCGCGTAACCATATTGATGATGTTCGCGGGCAACAGGGTTTTGGTTGCCTGGCCGGTTTCCTTTGCGACCACCACCAGCGCCTTCGACTGGAACACGCCCTGCGGTTGGCCGTTAGCCGCGCCGAACAGGATCGCCTCGTCGGTTTTCCAGCGGATCGAGCGGGCCGTCAGACCCGGCAGATACGCGGCAAGCGCCGTGGCGTCGTCAAGCAGTTCGTCGGTGATCGGCACCAGTGCCATCAGCTTGTGGAGCCGCATGGTCGAGACGCCGAGTTTCGGCTTGGTTGCGGTCGCAACTGACGCTTCAGCCTGCCAGTACGCGCGCACGCCGTCCGTGCCCCAGGGCGTCGTTTCGTCCTTCGGAAACACCATCGAATTGCCGCCAATCGGGTTGCTGTCTGTGCGCGGCAACAGGGCATCTTCTTCGAGCGACAGGGTGAAAATCTCGGTCGAGAACTGCGGCGGCACGAGGAAACCACCGTCCTGGCCGCCCGCCTCATTGCCGAAAGTCGCGGGTGCCGCTGCGCCGATCATCAGGCGTTGGTCCACGTTGCGACTGCCCGGCATCGACGCGCCGCGTACCGCCTGCGCAAATGAGCCGAATGTGGCAAAGCCGCGCGTCGGATCAGCAAGCCGGTTGTCCTCGACTTCGATGCGCGCGTTGTCGGGAATCACGACGCCCACATCGCGCTCGGCTTCGAGAAGCGCTTCCTCACGCTGAATCTGCGTGTTCAAGCCCTGAACCTGCGCGGAGAGCCGGTCGAACTCGGTGGTTTCCTCGGGCGTCATGTCGCGTTCGGCGGCAGCGTCCGCGAGCACGCGCATCGCCTGCACGGCCTGCGCCTTGCGCTGTTGAAGCGCGCGGAGAGTCTTGTTCATGTTGATGCTCCATATAGACGTGACACGTCCTGCGGCGTTGGCCGCATACGCTGTTGCCGTTGCTTCGGAACGGGGAATTAGCGCGGGCGCCGCGTGTTAAGCGCCCAGAATGTCGATCTCGCGTCGCATCGCAGCGGCGCGGTTCGGGTTCGTGGCGGCGCGACTGCCGCCCTGGCCGATGGTTTTCGCGAGGCGGCGTACGACCGTGTCGAAGGTGGCGACGTCGTCGACCATGCCCTCGGCCTTCGCCTGCTGTGCGGAGAGCACCCGGCCCTGACCCATGCCTTCGCGCACCTGCGAGACATCGACGCCGCGGTTCTTCGCGACGCTGCGTGTGAACGCGCCGTAGTAGGCGTCGATCCGTTGCTGCATCGCGGCGCGCGCGTCGTCCGAGAGCGGCCCGAACGGGTTGCCCTCGACCTTGTACTTGCCCGCTGACACGAGCGTCGTTTTCACGCCCTGCTTTTCGAGCGCCTGTGACATGTCCTGGTGAGCGGCAAATACGCCGATTGATCCGACCTCGCCGCCAGGGGTAACGTAAAACTCGCTTGCACTGCTGGCGATCCAATAGGCCGCACTTGCTGCAAGAGAGTTGGCGACAGCAAAAACGGGCTTCTGATTTCGGGCAGAATGAATTTCATTGGCTAACTCCGCGACGCCGTACACGCTGCCACCCGGCGAGTCCATGTCGATCAGGATGCCGCCAATCGAATCGTCGGCGAGCGCCGCGCGAAACGCCTGCGTGTAGCGGTCAATGCTCATCAAACCCGAACCGCTGACGTCCTGAACCGGCGTGGTGCGTTGCGCCGATACGCCGTAAAACGGCAGGACGGCAATCGCGCCATTGCCCACGCGCGCGGCCGTGTTAGCTGCCTCGGCGCGACGTGCCTCGACTGCCTCGGCGTCGGCGCGAACCTGCGCCATGACTTCGGGCGCCGCTTCCTCCCCCGCCGTCCAGCGCGCAATGACGGCAGAAATGATGCTCAGGCGGTCGGGCAGGATCGCCCACGGCGTCGCCACGAACTCATTAATCAGCAGCGCGTGTCTCATATATCGTTCCCTCCAGGGCGAGCCGGGTCAGTTGCATGCACGCGCTGTCATTGAACAGGTCAACCTCGATTGACCGGCCCTGCGTCTGCAAAAAGTCCAGGCGTTGCGTGCAGTACGCGAGCGCTTCGTCGCGCGGCACGGACAGCGCCTGCTCAATGAACGTGACGTGCTTCTCGTATAGCTCGACGAGCGCGGTGTCGCTATCCGGCGCGCGCAATGCCGCCTGGACCATCGCGGTTTCCTTGCGCGCGATACGTTCAGCGTTGGCGCGAGCGAGCGCGAAAAACCGCATGTCGGCGTGCAGGTCACCTTTCGGCACCACCTTGGGCACGCCCGGCGCATTGGTCGGCTGCGGTGGCGCGGGCAGGTTGCCCGGCGGTTTCTGTTCGGGCGTTTCCGGCGGTTCGTTTTCCGCTTTCTCGGCCTCGTTTTCCTCGACCATGTTCAGCGGACGCAACGGCTCATCCAGACCGTCGAGCGGGTTCATCGATTCGGCCAGGCGCGCCTCGTTGCGCGTCATCCACCCGTCAAGGATGCCGTTGTGGTAGTACGCCGCGCGCGCGGCCGCATCGCCGCGCAGCATCGCCTTGAACGGGAATTCAACGTTCAGGCCGTCCTGGGGCTCCAGAAACGTGTAGCGGATCGACTCTTCCCAGCGCGTGAGCCAGGGCGTGAGCGTGTAGAGCACGAATTCAAGGCTCTGCTGCTCGATGTTGGAAAACGTGGCCCGCTCCAGGTCGCCGATCAGGTGCGGCGGAATGCGAAACAGGCGCGCGATTTCACCCACGCTGTACTTGCGCGTCTCCAGGTATTGCGCGTCGGAATTGGTGATCTGGATCGGGTGATACTTCATGCCCATTTCCAGCACCGCCGTCTTGTGCCGGTGGCGGCCGGTCTGTGACTTCTGGAACTGTTCGCGCCACAGGTTGCGCTGTTCGTCGGTCTTGAACTGGCCGGGAAACTCGACCCACCCGCCCGGTGTCGCATCATTCTGGAAGTAGCGCATCCCGTAGTCCTGCGCGGCCAGCGCCGTCGCGATGCTTTCACGCGCCGCCTCAATAGGGCTCAGGCCGATGATGCCGTCGGATGACAGCCCGCGCAGATGAAACACGTCGCCGCGGTTCAGGATTGTTTCGCTATTGTCCCGGTTGCGCACGCGATAGCGCCAGTTCGTGTCGGACAGCATCTCAATCGTGATCCGGTCGGGGTGCAGGGGAATCAGGTCCGTGACCTCGCCGGCCGGGTTGCTATAGATGCGTGCGAACGCGTTGCCGCGCAGCGCCACATGCCCCTGTAGCATCTCGCGGAATTCCATCGGGTTCTGGTAGTCGTTCGGCCGCACCGCGAACAGCTTGTAGAGCCAGTGATTCCGGTTCGGCGTTTTCGCGCCACTGTCGGCCTCGGTATAGAGCACGAACGGGAGCATCGAGATTGATTCGGCGAGCACGCGTACGCACGCGTAGACCGCTGTAAGGCGCATCGCCTGCTCGCCGTTGAGGTCCTTCGTGCCGCGAAACGGGACCGGCGCGAACCAGAACTCGCCCCAGGGCGAGCGGTCACCGCTGTCGCCGCCGTCGGCACGGATGCTCAGGAACATGGCTCTACTGTGCCCGCGCCATGAATGCGCCGAATAGCGTCAGGAACACGATCAGTGCGCCGACCACCACCAGCGCGTGCGGAATGCTCGTCAAGCCGACGCCCGCGCCGATCAGGATGATGCCGACCAGCAACGCGAGGTTGTAGGTGAGAGGTGTCATATCACGGTGAGGGGATGGTTATCGGGAAAGGTCGGATACAGCTCTGCGTGCACCATCGCGCGGGCCACACCCATGATGGTCGACACCGCGCCGTCAATCTTCTGTTCGGTTTTTTCCTTGCGGGGAAAAATGTTCTCGTTTGCATCCTCTTTGGCGACCACGTTCGACACCATCCACGCCAGCACCGGGTTGCCGTCATGGTGAAAGCGACCCGCCTTCACCGCTGCGTTGATTTCCTTCATCGCCGGACTGAAATTCTTGGTTGTCATCGCGAACTCGACGACGATTGCGCCGTCATCGGCCATCTGGTGGGCAAGCTGCGTCGCGCCCCACGGGTCATAGGCCACTTCGAGCACGTTAAAACGCCTGCCCATCGCCCTGACCTCTTCGCGGATCACGTCGTAGTCGATTTCCGCGCCATCGGTGGCCGTCAGATAGCCCTGGATCACCCACTTGCGGTACAGCGCCTGGTTCACCTTACTTTCCTCGATGGTGTCCTCGGGCAGGTAGTACTTGCCAAACGCGTAGTAATGGTCGACGCCGTTCAGCATGCGTTTGAAAACCTGCGTGAACGCGCATATGTCGATCTTGCTCGCCAGATCCAGCGCAAAATAGCAGTCCTCGCCCGCGAATTCATCAATCGAAAGGCCCGGATCGGCGCACATTGCCCACTGCTGCATGTTCATCCAAGCGGCGCGCGCACTGCACCAGACATTCAGGTGCTTCGTCTTGAAGCGGTTCTGTTCGACCGGGTTCATGCACGCGCGCCGCTGCTGCGCGAGCAGGAAATCCACGTCGAGCGACACGCCGTAGTTCGGGTTCGCCTTCTTCAGCGCCGCGGGATCGGCCCAGTCATCGGGCGGCACCTTTACGCCATGCCACTCGTAGGCCTCGAGATCGATTGAAAAGATGATCCCGAACAGTTCATCGTTCTCGATCAGCCCTTCGAGCACTTTCTTGACCTCGATGTGCTTGTCGTAGCACGGTCCCGCGAGGTTGTAGCCCGCCGTCGTGATGATCGCCGTGAGCGGCTGTGTGCGCGCGCCCATGCCCGTCTGCATCGTATCGAGCAGGTCCGGCGTGTCATGCTCGTGAAACTCGTCAATCACCGTGCACGACGGGCTGGCGCCGTCGCCCGGCTTGCCGACGATCGGCTCGAACTTCGAACCGTCAGCGGGAATCGCGAGCGATTTGGCCCAGACCTCGACACCGGCCGCATGCCGCAGTCCGGGCGTGCGTTCGACCATGCGGCGCGCCGGTCCGAACACTTCCCAGGCCTGTTTCTCGGTCGTCGCGCCGCTGTAGACCTCGGCACCCGCCTCGGCGTCGCCAATGAGCATGTACAGGCCGATGGACGCGCCAAGCTGGCTCTTGCCGTTCTTCCGTGGGATCTCGCCGTACAGTTCGCGAAAGCGCCGCGTGCCGTTCTTCTTGCGCTTCCATCCGTACACGCACACGAAGATGAACGCTTCCCAGCTTTCCAGATGCAGGCGTTCGCCGCGTTGCGCCCATTGGCCCTTCGTGTGCGGCAGCAGTTCGACAAATTCGCAAACGCGCTCGCCTGCGTCGGCGTCGAAGTAATACGGCCAGGCCTTTTCGTCCGCCCGTCTCAGGTCATCGAGATGCCGCTGGCACGCGAGCCGTACCCACTTGCAGGCCGGTCGCGTACCGGCCACCGCGCCGCGCGCCCAGGCATGCGCCGCGTTGACGTGTGGATGGCGCAATCAGCCCTTCTTGACGAACTTCGCGAACGCGTTCTCGCCGTCCGGTTTCGAGACGGCGACACGCGCGCGGCTCGACGGCGTCATGCCGAACTCGCACATGATTCGCAACATGCGCTCGCTCTGCTGGTTCGCGATGGACAGGAACGGCGACTGCACCGGAAACCCGGACTGCGCCTTCACGACCATCCCGAACTTGAGCACCTTGTCGTACGCCTGTTTCCAGATCACGAACGCCTCGCAGTACTGCGCGAGTGCGGGCCGGTCCAGTACCGTCAGCACGCCCGCGTCGGCCAGTTGCGCCGCGATCACCGGCCAGTGTTCCTGCGCTTCCGGACTCAGCCACTCCGGTACGTCCTCGCCGTCCGCGGCCGCGGGCTTCGGCTCGTGCTCGTTCAACGGGCGCTTGCCGGGGTTGCCGCGCACCACCTTCAGCGCGGTCGGCGTCATCTTGCGTCCCATCACGAACCTCGCGTGTTACGGTGCCGGTGCCGGTGCGGGCGGTGCCGCAGGCGTGTTCGCCGTGACCGCCGCGGCCAGCGCATCGGCGTTGGTCTTCAGTTGCGTCGTCAGGTCAACCAGAGCCGAATCGGGATTCGTCTGGTTTGCCAGTGCCGCCACCAGTTGCGCGGCGATGCCCTGAATCAGCGTGACCGCCGATTGTTCAACCGTGAGGGTTGCGGCAACTTCTGCTTTCAGATCGTCAAGTGCGCTCATGATTTGTCCTAGGATTTCAAGGATGGGAGACATGTCAACAGCGAGGCGAAGGCGAACTTCGGTATCGTTGCGACGGCTGAAAAACGTCATAGGTCAGGACTCCAAATGCAACACGTCCGACAGATCAATGCGAATGACTGCGGCATTGCCGTTGCGGCGATGCTCACCGGTCGCGCCTATCGCACCACCATGCGCGCGGCCGGATTCACCCCGCATCGCGAGGAGGGGCTGTACGTGAGCGAAATGATCGCGTTACTTTCCGGCCTCACCGGGCGCGAGTGGAAAGAGTGGAAGACGGTCGCCGCAGGGCGTCTCACGCTGCGCGAGACCGCGTTTCCTGACGGCGTCGCCGTCGTCATCGGGCGGCGTACCGGCGTGCCCTTCGGCCACTGGATCGCGATCAGGAAAGGCATGGCCTACGATCCCGAACTGCGGGCACCGCTGCCCATGGACGACTACCCACGCGGACACTGGCGCGTGCTACGCGTGGTTATTTGCGGCGGCCCTTGATCGCCGGTGCCTTCACCGATGTGCGGCTCGCGGTCTTCTTCGCAGCGGCAACGCCACGGCCGCCCTTGGTCGCCGTCTGACGGCGCGCCAGTTCGCGCTCGCGGGCCGCACCGGTCAGCCGGTTGCCGCGCTTGTCGAAGACCGCGTTCTTGCCGGTTTCCCCCTTGCCGCCACCACCGCCGTTGCCATAGATGTCTTTCATGATTCAGCCTCCATCACTCTGCGCCGTTTGGCGACGCGGTTCTCAACGATCACCGCCTTGTCGGCGATGCCCAGCTCCTCGACCACCTGTCGCGCGGAAGTGAAGCCATACACAAGCACGCGCTCCGGCTTGAGCCGCTCGAGCGCCACGCCCAGACCCCGCGCAGCGTTCACGACTTCCTGCGGGTTGTTCAGGGTCTGCAACTGCACCGATATCGCCGGCGCGCCGACCGGGATGCCCAGGAAACAGAACTCGAAGCTCGCATCCAGCGACCAGTTCACGTCCGGTATCACGGCGATGCCCGCTTCCTGCAAGTAGCGCCCGACCCAGCGTGCGCGGTACGTGTTCCACAACTGCACCGCGAGCGCCTGATCGGTCCAGAGCGAATAGTTCGGCGAGAGCGCGAGCGTGCAGCCGAGGTTGAGCATCTTGCCGACGTACTCTGCCGGTGCGTCCCACAGGCATTCGAAGCGCGTGTCGTCGACGTAGAAGCCGATCATGAAGCGCTCGCGCGGCATGCCGCGCAGCGAGTCGGAGCGCCACTGCCAGAGCCAGTGCGTCTTGCCGTCATCGGGCGTCGCATCGCGGCCAGCCCACGAATCCAGACCGGCCGGAATGTCCGCGAGCATGTCGCGGCGGAATTCAGGGATGTTCCACGGCAGGTCGCTCGGAAAGCTCATGTCGTCTTTCAGCGCATGCGCACCGGGCAGGTCGCCCGATACCTCGTCGATGCCCTCCTCGTCGCCCGCGACCGGCGCCATCATCGATTCGAGGTCGCGATCCGAGAAACCGATCAGCCCGAGGTCGAATCCTTCCGCACTCAAGTCCTGCATTTCCACCGTCAGCAGTTTCGCGTCCCATCCGGCGTTCTCGGCGAGACGGTTGTCCGCGATCATGTAGGCGCGCTTTTGCGCCGGCGTCCAACCGCGTGCAACCATCACAGGGGCCTCGGACCATCCGAGCACACGCGCGGCGAGAATGCGCCCATGTCCGGCGATGATCGTGCCGTCCTCGTCGACCAGCACCGGGTTTGTCCATCCCCATTCGTGCATCGACGCAGCAATCTGCGCAACCTGCGCATCGCTGTGCGTGCGGGCGTTGCGCGCGTTCGGAATCAGATGCTCCAGGGCTCGACGTTCAACCTGATCGGCTGGCCATGCGGGCGTTTTCACGTTTTCCCTAGTCGTCTAATGGACCGTTCAAATAGCGCGGCCGAAAATTCAAGGCTCCGGGCGCGGTCGTCGGCGCTGATTCGTCTGAGGATTCGAAGCCCTCCCGTGCATCATCCTATGGCTACTCATGCGACATCGGATGATCTGAGATGCGGCACAATCGATGAAGCGTGATTTGCCGCGCGCGCCCTTCAGCGCAGGGCATTGCCAAAGCCACCATCGTGCGTGGCCGTCTTGCGGTCGTGGCAGCGCTTGGCGAGCGCCTGCCAGTTGGACTGGTCCCAGAACACGCGCATGTCACCACGGTGCGGCACGCGGTGATCGACCACGGACGCGGGTAGCAGCCGGTGTTGAGCGCGGCATTCATCGCATTCGCACACGGGATGCAGACGCAGGAACGCCGCGCGTGCCCTGCGCCATGCAGCGCCATACCCTCTTTCGGCAGAACTGTCCCGCTGCTCGTCCGCGCGTTTGCGCGCCGATTTCAGATGGTCCGGACACAGACCGTGACGCACCCTCACAAGTGCCGGGCAACCCGGATGACGGCATGGGCGGTGCGCACGTGCGGGCATTCGCGACTCCAAAAAAGAAAAGCCCGCGCAGCGGCGGGCTTAAGTTGAAGCGGACTTTCCGAGAGTTGGCATATTCATAGGCTGTTTGTTAAAAGATGTCAAGAAAACGGGCATAATCGACGGCCCTTTTCGCCTCCGCGTTGGGCGTAACCGTATGCCTGAGTTGTAGAAAGGACCTCAACGGGTCGGGCAACAAGAGTTTCCTGCGTGCGGCAGCACGCGGCTTTCGTGCTGACATTCGAACGTCGGCTCCGTCCCGGCTAACGGTCAATCGCCGGGTCGTGCCGCGAGGCTACCGCGATCAGTATCCGGGCGGTGGCGGAACTTGCGTGTACACCACGCCGCCGCTCCCATATCCCGTCGCGTACCAAGTCGCGCCACACTTATAGTACGGCACGTCCTTAACGGCGATGGGGGCGACGTTGCACGGCGGCGCGACAGGCGCAGGCGCAGCGACGACGGTGGTGGTAGCGGGTGGCGGTGTGGTTGCGGCAGCGGCCGCACCGACCACCATTGCCCCGGCCACAAATCCGGCCGCCGCAGAACCGCCGTCCCAGTCCGAGTTGCAGTCGTAGCAACCGCCCGAGTAGTTGTTCTGCACGTTGGTCACGTTCGTAGCACGCGTGTTCTGCATCTCCTTAGCGGTGGATTGACGCGTACTCTGGTTTTGGCTGGTCGTTTGAGCCGCGGCGGTCTGTCGCGTGCTCTGGTTCTGGCTCGACGTAGCCTGGCGCTGGGCCTGGTTCCCGCTCGTGCTCTGCTGGCGGTTCGCCTGATTCTGGCTGGAGGTTGCCTGCATCGAACTCGCCGAACTCTGGCGCGCACTCTGATTCGCACTTGAAGTAGCTTGACGCGAGGCCTGACTCTGCTGCGCCGCTGCCTGCTGGCCGCCACCACCGCGTTGTGTGCGACCTTGCGCTGCGGTTGTGCCGCCGGATGACAACCCTCCAGACGACGCCGCCCCGCCACGGGAAAAGCTGCCATCGCCGCCACCACCACCACGAGCACCACCGCCTCTCTCGCCTCGTGACTCCGCCTGATTCATCAAGCCCAGCGCGAATACTGCGGCGACGAGTGCCGTGACGGCACGATCCCATGATCCTGTTTTCATCATTTGGCTCCCTTCTTCGCAGACGACTGGCGAGCCGTGGGCGACGCACGCGGAAGCTGCGCTGCGAACGCGACTTTTTGCAGGCCATCGGGAATCTGTGCCGAGAATGTCGCATCGTTAAGCTGGGGGGCAAGATTCCAGTCGACAAATTCCGCCCAGAACTGAGGCTGGCCCACCGCCTTTTTGTAAGTCAGTACGATCCGCTGCAGCAGAGGCTTGTCGCCATCTGCTATCCACACCTGAAAATCCACTGTGTCGGTACGCGCGGCTAGATGATAGGACGCAGTGCCGTAGATACTCGTCTTCTCCACATAGTCCACCGACCGTACCCGGGCTTGCAATTCTTCAGGCAGCCGGTTCAACAGGAGCGCCGCGAGCGGCAGGCGCATGCCGAGATCCTTGACGAAATACACGATGCTCTCGTCCAGAGTGCCTGGTTGCGGCGCCGTCGCATAGACTTTGCTGGCGAGATCGACCAGAACGATCTCTTTCCCGGTGAGCACAACGAGCGTTTTTGCGCCATCGCTGCGTTCGCTTTCCACGCGCATGCGATCGGGCCGGCTCAACGTAACGGTGCGGTATTCGCCGAATTCGATTTTCTGCCCGGACGGCTGCACGGCGTCGTACCCGCTGCGCACACCGACACGAAAGCTCGGCGTCCCGCCAAGGAACTCCGCCATTTTCATCAGAATCGCCCGAGCCTGGGCTTGTGAGGCGGTTTCGGGCTCAGCTCGCGCGGCACGGACCGGTGGTTCTTTCTGCTCGGAGGCAGAGTAGGCGTGAGGAGCGGTGGTCAGCAGCAAAACCGATACCCAGGTAGCCCTGGACGCGCGGCGCAATATGTTAGTGATCAATTTATTAACTCCCTTCTGCTCGAATACCTCTCAACCGCTGGCCATCCCGCATAAAGAATAGTGGTTTACAGAATTTTTTCTATTCGATTTAAAGTGGCTTACTAGCGCGGGTGAAAAGCGGCGTCAGGACGCAGGGGCGACCATCACCGCGCGCCGTTCGCTTGTGGAGCATTACCTAAGAATGCCGAACTATCGGAACGGACACGAAAGGCCGCTTCCGGTTGACCATCAGCCGCTTCCACTTCGCACGTCCGTTGGCCGCTTCGGGTCGTCTGCCGGCCGTCGCGGCGGGGCTTGCACATCTGACGCTCGTGACTCGCAGCTAACGTGGGCACGCGGCGATCAAGTGCCGGTCGGTGCCGCTGAATGCAGGCAAAGTTGGCGATGATTTGGGCACGGGTTCGGTGAATCTGCTTGTCAAGCCACGCGGAAGCCTTCACGAAAGGCTTTCGCAAAGGCTTTGCCTTACACGACTGAAAGGTCATATATCGTTGCCTGACCGCGATATTGATAATGGTCGATCAACTCGCCTTCGTGCGGCACCCCCTGTGAGGCGAAAGTCGTATAGCGCATCAATTGATCCCCGCTTAAGCTGTAGGTACAACCAGCTCGCCGGGCGCTATCGCGAAGTCAATGGTCGACCTCAATCAAATCGTCGCGGTGGTCGACGATGACGAATCAGTTCGGCGCGCCCTCAAGCGTTTGCTCCGCTCCGCCGGGCTAGAGGCAGAGACTTTTCCCGATGGCGAGGCATTTCTAGGCACGCTGTCGTCGGCAGCTTCGTGCCGGCCCGCCTGCGTGATCGTGGACTTCCAGATGCCAGGGATCGATGGGCTTGAGCTACAACGTCGCGTGGCCCCGACTGGCGTGCCCATCATCTTCCTTACCGCGAACGACGATCCGGCCGTTCGCAAGAAGGCTCTCGCGCAAGGTGCCGCAGGCTACCTGACAAAACCATTAAACGGCACTGGATTGATTAGGGCTGTTGAGATGGCGTTAGAGCTACGATACTTCCATAAAGCGCCTTCGCCTCCATAGCCGCTAGATGCCCGATTCACTGAGTCGGCCATCATCGGGCCGAGTGCGGCCATAAGCTGTCATTGCGGCGTTCCATCCTCAAGAGGGACATTCGGGGCAGTCGGCTCGACCAAGCCATGCAAGTGAATTGGGCGAAAAAGACGCCTCATTTCCATGAATTTGACAACGCGCGGGTGTGGGAAGCTGGAAAAGACCTCGAACGAGAAAATCACCGCGTATTATCCCCGCTAGTCCAGCGAAATTGCTCTACGAATTCAAAGAACGGCGCATCTATGAAACGTACCTTTATATTCCTAACGCTTGTAGCCGCAATGTCGGGGTGCGCTACCGTGCACGAGAGTTATTCCTCTGACGGCCGGAGGGCCTACACCCTCAACTGCAGCGGGCTCGCGCGGGGCTGGGACAAATGCTTTCAGGCGGCCGGAGATCTCTGCAAGTCGTCCGGCTATGATGTCCTCGACCGAAGCGATGAAAACGCGTCAATGGTCAGCGGCGGATTCTCCGGAGGTTCGGGGGGGTTCTCTGGGGCACACACCCATGAGCGCTCCATGGTCATAGCGTGCAAAAAACCTGCAGCCTAGCTCATTCTGTTTGTCGCAATTCACGTAGCCCACGATGAGCACGTCGTCTTCCGCCTTCTGAGATATTCAACTACGCTACGCTGCCTTGAGGGCGGTAACCGTCGACCGGTGCGAAGGTCTTCACACACTCGTACCAAGAAAATGCGCTAACACTCAAGTGAGATAAAAAATGTTTTCATTTCCGACTGGTTGGGGACAATGGCTAACAGCGCTTGTAGCGCTTTTTTTGGTGCCGGCGGCCGGCAGTGCATTTTGGGATTTTATTGCGAAACCGCTGCTTATCGGCACTGCCGACAGAGTTCGAAACGCCACTATGAAGCTCGTTACTCTGGGATCGCGACGAGCCCAGACAAGATTTTTTGAGGCGGTGGCAAGGCGGAGCTATTTGCATCCCGCAGTTGCCTTTTGGTGTGCTGCATACTTCGCCGCTTGCGGTCAAATCGGACTTATCCTTGCCGAACTGTATGGCTCAGATCGTACGGCCGCGGGGATTTCAACTTCGCATTGGGTCCCCCGGACGGTCGTTTCAATCGCCGGATACTTCGTGATATTGGCGCTGTATCGTTTTACGCGAACTTCCTTGCTCATAAGCTACATTCGTCGTTTTGATCATCTGCTTGAGATGGTCGCCCCCCTGCTAAGCGAGCAAGAACGCTTAGTTGCGCGCTCTAAGTTCGCTATGATTGAAAACGCGGCAGATTATAAGAAGCTGATTGATCTCCTACGCGATACAGCGGTCAAACACCAGAACGCGTCAGCTGATGAGCGGGCCGCAGAGAACGCGTCGGCACCTACCGAGGTTCTCCGATCGTAGCGAGCGCTCACATCTAGCGCCTGTCGCATCGCCGGAGAGCAGCCATCCGTCTCGCCAAATGTTTTCTCGCTAGCTAGTGACGACTTCGACGACCGGTTCACCATTGCAGGTGCCACGGTCGGCGAGTAACGGCGTGAGCAGATCGAGCGCGCGCACTTCGACGGCAGTCAGCCGCTCGTCGATCGCGTGGTAGTAGTGGTGGTAGTAGACATGCGAATGGCCGTGCTCGGCGGCAATGCGGCGCAACGTGATTTTCGTGCGCCGACTATCGGTGAATGCGTAGGCGACGAGCAGTCTGCGCACGTCGGCGTCGAGTCGGTCGAAAGACGGCGCGAGCCACTGGCTGAGTGCGTCGAACGCGTCGGCCAGATCGTGACTGAAGGCAAAGCGACGCTCGCCGTTGACGTCCTCGTATTCGAGGAGCCCGTAGCGCGCGCGGATCACGGTGCACTCCGGGTGTTGCAGGCAACGCGCGACCTTCTCACGAATCAGTGTGCATTGCGCGCGGATTTCGAGCGCGTTCAGCGACTCGAAAAACACTACCTTCGGACGCGAATAACGCCACACGTCGCCCTTGCGCACCTTCATGCGTTGGACCTTCGCAAGCAGGGATTCGGGCGCGTTCGGATAGGCGGGCATCATGTACGCAACGTGAAGTGCAACGGGCACGCTGAGAAAGACGCCGCTCATGTTTCGCTCACCATGTTCTCATCGAGCAGTTCAGGTTCTTCGCGCCGCAGCGGATTGAGCGTGCGTACCTCGATTTCAATGCGCGGGTCACGCGAAAAACGCTTGCGCACACAGGCGTCGACAATCGCGCTGTCATCGCGATACACAACCTTGTTCATCGCGTCCGAACAGATTTTCCCGATGTTGTCCCAGTCAGGGCGCCCGGTCGGCACAACGAGACCGGAGCGCGCTTCACGCTGTTTCCACTGAGGCCATGAAGCCGGAATGCCGAAATACGCATGCACGATCAGCACCAGTGCGCCGGTAATCGGCGTGCGCCGTTCCATCGCGATCTTTGCCTCGAAGGCCACACTGCGTTCATACGCGCGCGTGTCGGCAGGCGTGTACTGCTGGATGAAGTCGCGACCTTCGCGCGTGCGTGAGAGGCGCGCGCGTGCGCGCCCCTTGGCGACAGGTTGACCGGGTACAACGAAGCGGATCGCCGTGAGCGTCATGGCGCTAGAACTCTTTCAGGAACGCGCTCAACTCGCGGAAGCGCGACAGCCGCTTTTTCGACCGCTTCGATGCGATCTTCAAATTCGAGCGCAGACTGATCGAGCGTGTCGGCGATCTTATTCAGCAGCGACGCCATGTGCCGAAGCGTCATTGCCAAATCGCCGAGCACGACGGTCGGCGCGGTCGCGCTGGCATCTTGGGAATTTCCCAGGATAGGGGTAGCGCCGGTGCCAGGGGTAGCACCGGCGTGAGGGGTCGGCGGGCAGATTTCCAGTTTTGGCGCTTCGCGGTCGCGGGGCACGATGCGCTGGAAAATGCCACGCTCGGGCTCCTTCACGAGGTGCGCATCCTTGAGCTTGTTCATGCATCCCTCGGCCGTTTTCACATCCACGCGCGGAATACCGGCGCGCATCATCTCGCTGATGATCTTGTTGACGGGCCACGCATCCTGAATCGGAACGAAATCAAACAGCTTGCGGGCAATGGCGGGTTGCGCATCGAACGCGGTCTTGAACCTGAGTGGTGTCATATCAGTGCGGCCTCGGTTGATGATGCATGTAACGGTGCAGCGATTCCTGTTTGATCGACTCATGCTCGGCACACGCCACGCGGCGGATATCGCCCGCGTCGAACATGAGGCGTGCAGCGACATAGACGTGCGCCATTTCCTGTTCGAGCCAGTCGCGGTTCGTCGGGCCCCGCGGCATCAGCGGATTGCGGCTCTCATACCCGTGACGCAGAATCTTCCCGATTGCGTGGATCGCTTCGGCCATTTCCTCGGCAAGCAGCGCGAGCCGTTCGTGTTCCGCTTCATTGAGGCAGTTGAAGTGGTGCGTTTCGTGGATGCTCATGGTTTGCTCCCGATGCGCTTGACCTTGACACCCGCCTTTTCGAGTAGCTGCAATCCGGCGGGCGTGGGCAGTTCGTGAGGCGCGAAACGGTGCGCCTGTTCGCGCGTGATGCGACCACGGTCGGCGGCCTCAAGCAATGCGAGCAGCCTGCCATGCGGATCGGTGCCATACGACACCTGCCAGTGCGGCGCGCGTCCTGCATCGCGCGCGAGGGTCACGGCACGCGCGTAATGCTCACGGAACGCGAGCCGCGCGCCGACGTTGTCGCCCACGTCGAGCAGCGGCAGTGCGACGCCCCATGCCGACGCCATCTCGTCGGTCCAGACAATCGTCTGCGCCTCGTCACGTGGCATCAGCGCCCACGCCTCGTCGGGCCCAGGGCGGCCGTCATCGATGCGCGACACGACGTCCTGCACGGTGAGCACGCCGCGCACTTCGCGACGGCAACGCGTGAGCGCGGCCAGCACCTGTTCCTCGGGAAAGCGGCTCAGGTCGTGCGCGAACATCTTCGCGGCTGGCGCCGAGAACACGCGCCCGCACAGTTCCGCCGTCACAGCGATAGCCTCAAGCAATGCGATGCTTGGCATGGTTGACCTCTGCGGGTTTGGCCTGCTGTTCCTGCGCGCGGGCCTCGGCAAAGAGCGGCGCCATCGCATTGAAGTTCGCCGCGGTGCGGTCTGCCTGCGCGGCCTCGGTCGACGTCATCGGCCGCTGCGTGACCCATTCGGTGCGCAGTTTCTCCGCGTCCTGGAGCATCGAGCCGACGAGGTGCATGTGCTGCACGTAGAAGCGGTTGTTGTGCGTCAGGTAGAACCGGACGATTTCCGGCGCCTCGACCATGCCGACGCGCTTGACGAAATTCACCATCTGCGAGTTGACCGTGGCGTTGCGGATCGGCTCGACGCCATAGCGGGCGGCATACGCCTCGCTGTACGCGGCCCATGTCGCGGCGGTGTCCGGCAACGACGCCTTGCGCGACGCCGTCGCTGACGCCGTTCTCGACGCCTTGCGTGACGCCGTTGCGGATGGCGTCCCGGATGGCGTCACGGACGCCGTTGCATCGCTCTCAGCCTTGTCCGGCAAGGGTTCGACGGTTTCGTCGGTGTCGTTTTCGACGGCGTTTGCAGGCTCGTTGCCGCTTTTTTGGTCACCCTTCGCGCGCGCGTGTACCAGCGGCGAAGCCGCTGGAACGGTTTTGACTTTGGGGTTCTGTTTACTGCTCTCTGTTCTCTGAGTAACGGATGGCGTACGGGACGGCGTTAAGGACGCCTTAACGGATGGCGTACGCGAAGGCGTGCTGGACGCCGTACGTGATGCCCTCCGTGACGGCGTACCGAACGGCGTACCGAACGGCGTCGGCGGGCTGATGCTCGCCTCAAACGCTTGTGCGTAGGCCGTTCCGAGTTTGTCAACGTGATCTTTCAGCGCGTGATAAATGCGATCTTTCAACGCGCAATCGGGTATCAGATCCCACTCGTTGCGCCACGACTTGACCGCGTTCGGCGATGACGGACTGTTGTATTCGATGCCGTGAGGCAGCCAGATCAACTGCGCGTCCCAATCGAAGTTGCTCATTTTTTGTGCAGCAATCTCGTCGAAGCAACGGTCGAAGTCGTCCTGCGACCAGTTCAATGTCTCCGCCATCGCCATGCGGCCAGCGCGCACGACACCCGGAATCCCGCGCGTGAACGGGCCGGTGAGCAGATAGAGCCATAACGACTGGCCCGACGCGGGCATCGGCGAAAGCTGCTTGAACTTCTGGTCGGTCCAGGTGCGGATCAGAACCTTGCGGTACGGGTTGTGCACCTTGCGTGTGCGCGGCTGGTCGACGGCCTCGCCTGAGCATATTTTCATCGGAAACTCCAGTTTCTGTTACAGGCTGTTTCAATCCGTTTCAATTACCCGTCATTCGCTTGCAAGTCGATTAACGTTGTCAATCGGCTTTGGACTTTTTTTGTGCTTTATGCGGCCATTTTTTCGGCCATTTCTCAATCTGGTTAAGGCTTTATCGTTAATCAGCGGAATGAATCGACAATAGTCATCGCCTAATAAGACGGCCCATTCCAGTTCAGGCCGCAATGCAATAAAAAAACGCAGATAATGGTCCGCAAGCCTATGCTGGGACTGCATCTGCGAGACATAATGGGGGGGCACACCGGTCAGGCGGCTGACCGCATTTCTACCGCCCATCAATTGCACGATCTGTTTTACGTTCATCCGAACAACGTTAATTCGTCAAATAGAAAATGCAAGGGTTGTCATTATCTTGACCAATTCGTTTCAGTCGTATTTACTCCAGCGAACCGAAAACATTCGTTGCGACATAACTCGACTTAACTCATGAACGGGCTCTTCCAACACCGCGCATATCTGCGTCACCTGTCGCAACGCCAGCGCCGGGCATGGTTCGAACAGTGGAAGCATGCGCATCCCCGCGTTCGCATCGGCTCCGCATACCTGCCACCCAGCGTGGCGCGCACCTTCGCTTACGTCAAACTCTCATGAACCGCGAACAATGGCTTGCCGAACGCCGTCATGGCGTCGGTGGCAGTGACGCCGCTGCCGCACTTGGACTGTCGCCGTACAAGAGCACCTATGCGTTGTGGGCCGAAAAGACCGGCGAGGTCGAAGCTGAAGATATCGATCACGTCGAGCGTGTGCATTTCGGACGAATCATGGAGGACATCATTGCGCGCGAGTACGCGCGCCGCATGGGCGTGAAGGTGCGCCGCCGCAATGAAATACTCCGTCATCCGAAATATCCGTGGATGCTGGCGAACGTGGACCGCATCATCGAAGGCCAGAAGCGCGGCCTCGAATGCAAGAACGTCGACGCAATGGCGTTCCGCATGGGCGAATGGGGCGAACCCGGCTCCGACGAGGTGCCCGAAGACTACCTGTTGCAGTGCCAGCACTACATGATCGTGCTCGACTATCCCGAGTGGCATCTGTCCGCATGTGTCGGCGGCAACCGCCTGGAACTGTTCATCATCCGGCGCGATCCGGAATTGGCGGAAATGATTATCGACGGCGAGCGCGATTTCTGGCAGCGCGTCGAGCGTCACGACGCACCCGAACTGGACTACTCACGTCCCGACACACGCCAGTTGCTGGCGAAACTCTATCCGGGCACGGACGGCACCGAAGTGGCGTTCGATGACGATATCGAGCACTGGCACCGCGTCAAGGAACAGGCCAGCGCGCTCACCAAGCAGTACAGCGACGTCGCCGACGCAGCACGCAACCATATCCTCGCCGCACTCGGTAACGCCACGTTCGGGCGTCTTGCCGATGGCAGCGGTTATCGCCGCAAGACCATCACGCGCAAGGCATACGAGGTCGAAGCGGCCACCTACGTTGACTGTCGCCATGTGAAGGCAAAGGACTAGACCATGAATGACATTGCGAATCCGTTCGGCTCCAGCGCGCCGCGTCATGAAGGCGCGGTCGTATCGGTTGAACAGCAGAAGGCAATCGCCGAAGTCCAGGCGGCTCTGCTCATCGCGCGAGCGCAACCCCGTGATCCGCGTCACGCGATGGACCGCATCCTTCAGGACTGCACGCGACCGAAGCTCGCGGAGAAAGCGACCTACCAGTACAGCCGCGGTGGCAACGATATCACCGGGCCGAGCATCAAGCTCGCCGAGACCATCGCGAAGCACTGGGGCAACATGGAAGTCGGCGTGAAGGAAATCAGCCGTCGCGAGGGCGTGTCCGAATGTCTCGCGTATGCATGGGATCTCGAGTCGAACTACCGCGAGGTCAAGTCGTTCACCGTGCGCCACTGGCGCGACAAGAAAAACGGCGGCGGCTATGTGCTGACCGACGAGCGCGATATCTACGAACTGATTGCCAACTACGGCGCGCGCCGCAAGCGCGCCTGCATTCTCGCGGTGATCGACGGCGACGTGATCGAAGCGGCCGTCGAGCAGTGCGACACGACGCTGAAAACGAAGATCGACATCAACGCGGAGTTCATCGCGCAGATGGTCGAGCGCTTCGCCGAGTTGGGCGTCAACAAGGAAATGATCGAGAAGCGCATCCAGCGCCGTCTTGACTCGCTCACGCCTGCGCTCGCGGTGCAGTTGCGCAAGATCTACAACAGCCTGAAAGACGGCATGAGCGTCGCGGCGGACTGGTTTGAACTGCCGACGCTCGCGACGGACGAGGCGCCGGCCGCGAACGCCGCTGCGAGCCGCACAGAGTCGGTGAAGTCACGTATGCGCGGCAAGGCGGAACAGACCGCGCAACAGATCACCCAGCCGGCAGAGCAACCCACTGAGCAACCGGCAGGCAATCAGGAAGAACAGGCGGGCGAACCGGGCGAGGAAAGTCATGCCCCGTTCAGCTACGCCGAGATTGTCGCGATGCTCCTGGAGTCGGAAAACAACGATCAACTTGACCAGGCCGCCGACCTGATCGCGAGCATCACCGATCCGCAACAGCGTCAGGAACTGGTCGACGTGTTCAACGAGAAACGCGAACAGTTGAACAACAAGCCTGCGCGCCGTCCGCGCGGAAAGAACTAGCCGCTGGCATCCATCAGGGAGAACAACATGGTCCGTGTCAATGAAGGCATTGCAATGGCGAGTGAGACGGTCGCGGGTGATCTGTTGAACGCGCTCACGCGCGAGTTGAAGGTCATGCCCGATATCTGGCCGAAGCTGTCCGAGCAGGAACAGAACGCGATCATCGAGCGCCTGCGCATGCGCGTGGCCGACAACGTACGCCAGGCCGTCAAGCTGATCGCGAGCGAGAAGCGTGTCACGGTCGTCGCCGACCTGAAGAAGATCGTGTTCGGCGAGAAGGTCGAGGCTGTGCTCGCGATTTCCGACCGCGACCCGGCGCGCCTCGATCTTGCGGACGCGCGCGGCCAGATGTGCCTGATTGTCGTCGCCGATTCGCAGGCGCACATGGGCGGGCTGGACGAGGTGAAGGGCGAGCCGGATCAACCGGGCCTGCCCGGTGTCGATGGCGATGGCGGCCCAGGCAAACAGATCATCGAGCAGATCAGCCGTCGCTCGAAGAAAAAGGGACCGCCGGATCCGCTTCACTGAACAGGAGCCGCAATGTATCTCGAATATCTCGAATATCGCGCAGCGCTCGCGCAGCTTGCGCCGTATGTGCACCCTCTGACGTATATCGAGTGGCTGGATTTTTTCGACAGGAGCGCAAAGCAATGATGAATCTGTGGGACGCGACGACTCAGGACCATTTCAGAACGGGAGACGAACCCATGAGCAAAGGCGCAAAGAAGCAGCGTGAACGGATCGGAGCCGGTGAAGATGTGATCGACTTCGACTCGTTCGAACCGGACTACGAGCATGCGTGCGACACGTGCGGCGAGACGCCGACCGTGACCGCTGTGAAGGACGGCGAGGTCATCTATAGCCCCGGTCTGTGCGGTCCCTGTTGCTGGGGCATGGCCGAGTGCCTTGACCCGGCTACATGGTGATTTTGAGCATATCTATTTTGTTGTTAATGCAACGATCTCAGTAACCCACCGCATCATCTCATTCAGCCAACTCATGGCTTGCTGGTTGATACAAATTGAATGACTTTTTTTCTGGCTCGGACCCTTTTCGACGATCTATATTTCTTCGCAGACCGCTTAAAACGCTGTAACAAAACAGGAGATACATGATGCATCCGTATGTTCAGGTGATGGACCGCAAGCGCCAACGCGAATCAATGAATGGTCACGCTGTACCGGTTGTATCGAAGCCCGTCCGATGGACGCCGGAGGAAGCGGAGCGCGTCGCGCATGCGTCGTACCGGATACTCAACGCCGAACACATCTCGAGCATCGCGGCGGTACTACGCGGACAGGAGGAAGCGCTGGAGCCACACCGGCATCGCTCGATCCGCCAGATGAAGGACATCGAGTCGGCGATCATTCCAATCTGGAAGTCGCTGCGCGCCGCCGAGCCAGAAAAGCAACCGGACGCCGATGCGTCGTCCTCCTCGACGGAACCGGTCCCGGCCCCGGAGGAAACCGCTGCGGAACCCGTGCCGGAATGTCCCCCCGTGCAGTCCATCGATGGACCCGACGTTGCACCGACTGCCAACGCTGATGCGCATGTCGAGGAATTCGTTGCACGCGCAACCAACAAAAACGCGCCGGAACCTGACGAACGCAAGGCGATGGTGCGCTGGACCGACGCCGAAAAGCTCATCGTTGCGCGCGAGAGCAAACGATTGCGTGCCTCGTTCGCCGACATGACGCCGCTCGAAGCGATCCGCAAGGCCGTGTTCGGCTATCTGCCCGGACACCGCCAGCGAACCATCACGACGATGGCCGAAGTGAAATGGATTCATGAGCTATGGCAACAGATCGATGCTGTTGAACAGGCCGAGGCGCGCGAGCGAGCGGCGGCGGCGGACTCCGCGAAAGCCGAAGCCATCGCCGAAGCTGTCAAACCTGCCAAAGCCGCGCCAGTGAATCTGCCTGACCTTTCCATTGAATCGCTCATCCGGGCGCTCGCGATGAAGATCGGCCGGCAGCTGATCCGCGGCTTAGGTGAGCAGATACAGGAAGCCGTCATGCGACAGGTCATCAACACATTGCAGGGAATACCCATGCAACCGGGCGCGCTGCCCGAGGGCACGACACGCGTGCACACGCCGCCGCGTGAGCGCAAGCCGCGCGTCACGGTTGTCGGTCTGCTGAATCAACAGGCCGAAGACGTGAAACGTGCCTTTGCCGACGCGGTCGAGTTCACGTTCATCAAGTCGCAGCAGGTCGGCGGCAGTGGCGGGCACGGCGGCGCCGGCATGCTCGCGCGCGGCGCTCAGGCTGACGTGGTGCTATCGATGGTCGATTTCACCGGGCATGACGTGGACGCCGCGTCGAAGCATCTGGACGTCCCGTTCGTGCGCGTGAATGGCAGTGTGTCTGCGCTCAAGCGCTGGCTCTCGCACTGGTTGAACGGCGAGGTCGCGCTCGCGCGCCATTAAAGGAAAGGAAGTCTTTGCGTGCTGTGGGGCATGCGTGAGAAGGCCAGGGCTCGTTGTCGCGTGACGACACATTGTTCAAAAAAACCAACTCCCCACGAGAAGACAAATGAACGCTGGAAAGCGGCGGCGGCGCGAGCCGCGCTCGACGTATAGCTACACCATTGAAGAGGAATTCGTTTGCATCATCGATCATGACCGCGGCCGGTCGGTTACGAACGACGCTGCAAACGTGATCGCCGATCTCGTTGCCGCTGGCATCGACGTCGCGAAGTATCGAATCATCTATCGCGATACGGCGGGCATCTGGGACTTGATGTGCACGGCTGGCGGCACGTTTGCAGGCTTCATACACCTGAACGCCAGGACGAAGGAAGAAGCGAAAGCGCGGCGATGTTGCGCGCCGGATGATGCAGCAGCGCAGAGAGGACCATCTTAGAGGGAGGTTCAAATGGCAACGCTGAATGAAACATGGCAACACCTGGCGCAACGGTTCATTCCCGCGTCCGCGACCGCGTCACAGCGGCGCGATATGGAAATTGCGTTCTATAGCGGCGCGTCGGCGCTCGCAGAGATTCTGCTGGCGTTGCCTGATCTTGACAACGAGGATGCGCGCGCGCGGGTGATCGATGCCGTCCAGGACGAAGTGGACGCGTTCAAGCTGCGCATGCTCATCGACATTCTCGGCAACCTGTTCGAGCCGACAACACCGCGCGAGCCGCATAGCCGGTTCAACCCGAAGGGAGCCACATGATGTTCCGCTGCCTGTTCTGCCGTCAAAAGGCGATGCCGAAGTTCGCGCGTGGCTGGGACTGGTTCACCGGCTATTTCGACCGCACGGTGCACGTCTGCCCCGTCTGCCAGAAAGAGCGCGCGCGCGAGGTCAGTGAACTGTTCCGGCGTGCGCAGGCCAAGCCGCTGCTGGGCAAGACCAACTCGCTCGATATGGTATTGATGGAAGTGAAGGCCCGACAGGATGAACACGAGGGCTCACCATGACCGAAACTGAAACGATCGACGTACTGGCGGCGCGCATCGCCGCGAATCTGGCGAAGCTGGACCCGCACGTGCCCCTGGGCGTCGCGCTGTGGGATATCGAAACCATTGCGGCTTATCTGAAACGCTCGCCCGAATCAACGCGCAACCGCATCGTATGCTTGCCGGGTTTTCCGCAGGTAATCAGGTTGCCGGGAGAGAAGCCCGGAGCGCGTAGCAGACCGCTGTGGAAGGCGATTGAAGTGATACGGTGGGCCGAGTCATACCGGAATGACCACGGCCCGAAAGCGGCGCACTAGTTCGCAAGTTTCTTGGCCATGTCCTCGGCTGTCTCGTTGTAGTAGACCATCAGGATATCGAGGTCACGGATACCGACCATGCGCGCCAGGTCGAGAACGGCAAGTTTCTTTGCGAGGCGCGTGATTGCCTCATGCCGCGTGTCGTGAAAATGAAGGTCTTTGATCTTGCACTTGTCGCGTGCCTTGCGGAACAGTGCATCAAGCTGTGAAGTGTTCACCTTGAAAACGGGATCGGCCTTGTTTTCCTTGTCGCGCAACGGCGCAAAACTCTGAATGATCTTGATCGCGCGCGGCGATAACGCGACGTCGCGTGCGAAACCGTTTTTGGTTTTCGGAAAGTGCACATACTGGCGCGAAAGCGTCACGCGGTCCCACGTCAGGCGAACCATTTCGCTGGCCCTCGCGCCGGTTTCAATGGCAAACAGGAACATTGCGCCGACTCGTGCCGATATCGTTGCAAAGTCATTCCCGCCGTAGCCAAGGGCGAACAGAAGTTTTTCGGATTCGTCGTCACTTATGCGACGGTCGCGCGGCTTCGGTTCTTTCGGACGGCGCACGCCCGACAATGGGCTTTTCTCAATCAGTTTCGATTCATCGCGCGCGACGCAAAAAATGTTCGAGTACAGGTTCATTTCGCGGATCACGGTCGCGCTGCTCACATGTTCGAGCCGCGCATCGCGCCAGTCGGCGAACTGCTGTGACGTGCATTCGCTCAGGCGCGTTGCGGCGATTGCCTCGTTATCGGCCAGGAATTTTTCGATCCGCGATTGCTCCCACTTCGCGCCGTCTTTCGTCGTCGATACCTTCTGACTGTAGCGCCGGAATAATTCCGCAACCGTCATGCTTTCGGCGGTGGGCGGCGCGTTCGGCGCACGGTAGGTGCCGTTAAGGATCGCAGCCTCGACTTCGCCCGCCCATGCCTGGGCTTTTGCCTTTGTATCGTATGTGCCGGTTGCACGCACGCCGCGCCGTTCGACATAGGCGCGCCAACCACCTTTCACCTTCTGAAACGATGCCAC